GGTGCGCAAACCCGCGGAATCGCGCTAGGTTGTGGGCATATTTCAGATGCAAATTACATGACAGGTATGTTAAATGGCTAGATTGATGACGCCTGCCGAGATCGCCAAGCATTTTGGGGTAGACCGCTCGACGGTCACTCGATGGCTTCAGCGCGGGCGCATAACAGCCAACGACGATGGTCTGATTGATGCCGATTTGGCCGCCAAGACTTTACCCAGTACGCAGCCATTGAAATCGAACTTGCTTGCGCGGGTGGCAACGCATGAGATGAACAAAACGCTGAAAAAACGCGGGAAAACTGCCAATAGCAACGACGACCTATCGATGCTTGATCCAGAGACCGTCGCCATGCGCTACAAAGCCGCGATGGCGCGCGAGCGAGAGGCCAAGGCGGAGCTTGCGGCGATGGAGGTCGATCGCCAAGCAGGCCTGCTGCTGGATCGGCAGGACGTCGATTTCGTGCTGGCCGACCTGGGGAATACGTTACGAGTGAAATTGGAAAACGTCGAGGACACGCTCACGGAGCGCGTGCTGCCACTGGGCAACGATGCCGCTGCGGTGAGGCACGTGGTGCGCGAGACGCTGCGCGAAGTGCTCGAGGACATTTCCGAGTTGATGAACCGCCGGATGCGCGAGGTGACCAGTGCCAGAGACCGTGGTTGAGCCCAGGCAACAGCGCGTATCGAGGGTGCGCGTTGGCAGCGATCTGAAACACATGTACGGCGTGCTGGCCAGTGCGGTTCGGCCAAGGCCGATACTGCATGTATCGGAATGGGCCGATGCGCACCGGGTGCTGACGAGCAAATCGAGCGCTCTGGCCGGCCGCTGGAAAACTGATCGCACGCCGTATTTGCGCGAGATCATGAACGATCTGAGCGCGACGAGCACGGTGCAGCGGGTTGTGATGCGCTTTGCTGCGCAGCTTGGCAAAACGGAGGTCGGACTCAACTGGATTGGCTACGTGATGTCGCATGCGCCAGGGCCGGTGCTGGTGGTGGTGCCGACGCTCGAAGTGCGCAAGCGATGGAAAAAGCAAAGACTCGATCCGTTGTTGGCAGAGACGCCGATTCTGCGTGATCTGCTCGGCAGCCCCAGGATGCGAGACGCGTCGAACTCTGAAGATTTCATCGATTTTCCTGGCGGGATGTTGGTGCTGGCAGGTGCCAACAGCCCGGCATCGCTCGCCTCGATGCCGATCCGCTATGTGCTGTGCGATGAGGTGGATCGGTTCCCGTGGGAAGTCGGGCAGGAGGGCGACCCGCTCGGGCTGATCGAGGAGCGCACGAAAACGTTCGTTCGGCGCAAGATTCTGCTCGTCAGCACGCCGACGATCGATGGGGCGAGCCGCATCGACGCAGAGTTCGAGGCGAGCGATCAACGCGAGTATCACGTTCCATGTCCGCACTGCGGAGAGTTCCAGGTGCTGCGCTGGCAGCATGACGATGGCCGATTGGGGCTCGCATACCTTGAGGATACGGGCCAGGTGGCGTATGTCTGCTCGGCCTGTGGCAGCCTGATCGATGAGCGCCACAAAACACAGATGCTAGAGCGTGGTCGTTGGGTGCCGCGATTCCCCGGCCGTCCAGTGCACGGGTATTCGTTGAGCGGGCTCTATTCGCCGCTGGGTATGGGGTTCAGTTGGTCGGAAATTTGGGCTCAATGGAAGAGCTCACAGGGCGATTCGGCCAAGGTCAAACGGTTTTTCAACACCACGCTCGGTCTCGCATGGCGCGAGGAAGGAGAGAGCCTCGAGGAACTGTCGCTGCTATCGCTGCGTGAGGATTACCCAGAAAACATCCCTGCGCTGGCCCGAACGGCGTTCGTGGACGTCCAAAAAGATCGGCTGGAAATGACCGTGGTCGATTGGGGCGCAGAGGAAGAGGCCTGGGTTTTCGATCACATCATTCTGCCGGGCGACACGGCGATGGACGCGGTCTGGGACGACCTCGCCGATGAGATCGATGGCCTTGGCATTGATGCGCTTGGGATTGATGCTGGGTTCAATGCGCCACAGGTGCACGCCTTCGTATCGCAGCGGCGATGGGCCTATGCGACCAAGGGCATGTCTGGGATGCAGCGGGCGATCGTCGAGGATGCTCGCACGCGAGCGCAGCGGTTACGCAAGCGGCGAAAGGGCGGGACGGTGGTTCATCCGATCGGCGTCGATAGCGCCAAGGCGCTGATCTACGCACGCATCAAGCAGTCGCTGACGAACGCTGGCAAAGGCGGACCAGGGTGTATCCACTGGCCGAGAAAGCCGGCGTTTGACGAGGAGTATTTCCTGCAGGTTGCCTCGGAAAAATTGGTGACCAAATACCGCGGAACGCGTCCGGTGCAGGAATGGGTGCAGATACGGCCGCGGAACGAGGCGCTCGACTGTCTGGTGGGCAATCTAGCCGTGCTTCGCCTCGGCGTCGATCTGTCTGGTCGTGCTGCTCGCGCTGCCAACGGAGAGTTGGCGCGGCGCAACCCGCATTCAGCCACTACCAAACCAGCGACGGCGCAAGCGCCCGTGCGCCGCATTCGCGGAAGGACGTGACCATGCAAATGAAATCAGCACGCGTGCCGCAGACCTGGGCAGACCTCGCCGATGACATTGGACCTGCGGCCGCTCTGGCGCTGTCTGCTGCCTATGGCGGCGTCAACGTCTATATCCCGGGAACGATGACGCGCAGCCATTCCATCGCCAGGCTGTTCGAGGCAACAGGCGCCGGGTTTGGCGCGGCGTTGGCGCTGTCTGAGCTCTATGGCGACACCACGCTGCACGTGCCGCACCTGAGCGTATTTTTCCGCATCCGGCAGGCATCGCGGGCGTTGGAGCTAATCCGGTCTGGGGCATCCCATCAGCAGGCGGCGGAAACGCTCGGTATCAGCGTCCGCACGTTGCGCCGCGCGCTGCATTTCGCTCAGGCGCTCGCACTGCATGCGAGGCTGAGACGCGACAGACGACGCATACGAGGCGACGTGCTGCACGCCGCGTCTTCCATGACGTTTGGCGGAATGGATGTGGAGCATGGCCAACCCGCCGCAGGCAATGCGGGGAGAAATGATCGTATCGTAGCATCAGACAAAATTGGGGGCGAACATGGTGCGAGTGCGAATGCTGAGAAACCACGCCACGCCGTCCGACAGGTACGAGCGCGGCGCTCTGTTGAGCCTGCCGCAGGAAATGGCGCGTGAATTGGTGGCCGCAGGGCTGGCCGAGTCCGTAGACCGGAACGAGGAAACGGCGCAAAAGGCCGCCGCTTCTGATGCTGGCGATGCCAAGCCAGCGCGGCAACGTAGCGCCAAGGGCGCGTCATGACACACGACGATCTGGCAGCCATCGACCAGGCGATTTTGGCGCTCGCCACCGGCCAGCGCGTGGCCGAGGTGCGCATTGAGGGGCAGGTGGTGCGATACCACGACATCAACCTGCCGCAGCTACGCGCGCTGCGTGATGAGGTCGCTCGCAAAATCAACGGTTCTGGCCGCCGCCTGCTGGCGCACCAGGCCGGCAAGGGGTTATAGATGGCTGTTGGAGGGATTCTGCGCCGATTGTTCGGCGCGCCCGCGCAGGCCGAGGGCGAGACGTTCGAGGGCGCGGCCGCTCAGCGCCGCCTTGCCGGGTGGATGCCAAGCGGTATCGGGCCGCGGAGCCAAAGCTATGGCATTGTGTCACTGCGCCTGCGAGCGCGCGACCTGTACCGCAACAACGCCATCGCCCGCGCGGCGGTGGACCGTTTGGTGGCGGACATGGTGGCCGGTGGCGTTGGCTGCCGGCCGCACAGCGCGCTGCCTGACCGCCTGCGCGCGCGCATGGTGACGCTGTGGGAGGATTGGGCACAAGACGCCGACTTTGACGCCGTCACAGACTGGTATGGCCTGCAGGCTGCCGCGGTGCGTGCCATGATCATCGATGGCGAGGCACTGCTGGTGCTTGAGCAGGATGATACGCCCAGCGGCGTGCCGCTGCGCCTGCGCCTGATCGAGGCCGACCATCTGCCCATCGGAGAGACGACGACCGAAGACGGTAAGCGGGTTGTCGATGGAATCGAGCTCGATGCGCTTGGCCGCCGGGTGGCCTACCACATTCTGCGCCAGCATCCGGGCGAGGCGAGCCGATCTGGCATGGACACGGTGCGCGTGCCGGCTGAGCGCGTGGCGCACCTGTTTCTGGCACGACGTCCGGGGCAACTGCGCGGCGAATCGTGGCTGGCGCCGGTGCTGGTGCGGCTGCGCAACCTGGACGAATTCGATGACGCTGTGCTCGAGCGGCAAAAGCTCGCCAACCTGTTTTTGGCATTCATCCGCAAACCCGCGCCAGACCCGGTGCTGACGACCGATCAAGACACGCCACCGCCGCCGCCAGATCCGATCAAATTGGAGCCGGGCACCATGCAGGAGCTGCTGCCTGGCGAGGATGTCGAGTTCGCACAGCCTCCCGCGGCTGAGGGGTACGAGATGTTCGCCCGCGAGCAACTGCGCCGCATTGCCAGCGCGCTTGGGGTGCCGTACCACCTGATTAGCGACGACTACGCTCAGATCAACGACCGCACGGCGCGCGTGGCCATAACAGCTTACCGCCGTCAGGTGCTGCAATGGACGCATAGCCTGCTGGTGCCGCGCCTGGTGCGACCCGTGCGCGAGGCATGGGTGCGCTCCGCCGTGCTGGCCGGGATGCTGCCATCCAACCGCGCGCTAGCCGACCTGATGCGCACCCACTACGTTCCAGAGGCATGGGCCTACATTCACCCGGTGCAGGATGTGCAGGCCGACGCGCTGGCCATCAAGGCCGGGCTCAAGAGCCGGGCGCAGGTGCTTTTGGAGCGCGGGCAGGACATCGAAGAGGTGGACGCACAGCGCGCCGCCGACGCCGAGCGAGAGCAGCGGCTTGGGTTGTCGTCGGCCGTTCAGGATGTTCCAGGGGTGGCCGATGTCTGAGCCAGCGGCGGATTTTGAGCGCCTTGTGTCTAGTGCCCGCGACGTGGTGCGACAGCATCTCGGCGTGCCGGTGCAGATTGGCGAGCGGACGGTGCGCGTGATCTGGACGGTGACAGAGGCAGCGCCAACGCTGGGCGGATTACGGCAAGGCATCGTCGAGACGGCGGCGCTGCTGCACCCGCAAGACGCTGCGCACCCCGACGTGACGCGCGGCGCCGTGGTGGCGCGCGACGGCAAAACCTGGACCGTTGCCGACGTGCTGCCTCGCTCCGATGGCTGGACCATGTTGATCCTGAGGGGTGATTGATGCTGGCGCTAAAAATCGACTTCGACGATGCCGCGTTCCGGCAGTTTGTGCAATCGCTCAACGAGGCTCGGCTGATCGCCGCCTCGCGCCGCGCCAGCAAAAAGGCGGCATCCTGGATGCACACACAGGTCTCGCGCGCGGTGGCTGATGAGGCGAAGTTTCCACGCCGTCTGATCAAGATGACGCGTGGAAGAATCTACGACAAGGGCTGGCGGCGCAGCGGTGATAGCGGATATGCGTACAAGGTTTGGCTAGGCCTCGATCCCATCGCCGCCGATCGGCTAGGCACGCCGCGCAAGCTGCGCAAGGGCTACTCTGTCCGTGGCCGTCGGTTTCCAGACGCTTTCATGCCCACTCGCGGTCGGTTTGCCAACAAGCTCTACCGGCGCACCACGAAAAGCCGCATGCCCATCCAGCGCGTGCGCGTCGAGTGGGATCAGATCGGCCGCCGTGCTTTCGAGCAGCAAATTCCGCGCCTGCAATCGCGCTACCGCGAGCTGATGCTGCAAGAGCTGCGCTTTGAGGCGCTGCGCGCGGCTGGACATGCCGGCGGGCGGGCAGGGGCGAGGCGATGATTGCCGAGCTGCACGACGCGCTGCTGGCGCGCCTGCGCGACGCCATGCCTGGCTGCACCGTGGCGGCCTATCCGCGCTGGGATGCGCGCATCCCGCTGCCGGTGGCCGCGCTGTCGCTGGAAGACATGGAGCGCCTGGACGATCAGGTAGGCGATGGGCGAACGGCAATCGATTGCCGATTCGCGCTGCGCATCATCGCGGCGCCTGAGCAGGAAAACGCGCACCTGCTGATCCGGGTGCTGGCGGCCAACGTGCTGCATGCGCTGGATCGCACCTTTCGGCCGCTGCCTGGGCATTCCGGACATGTGCGCGTGGCGCGTGCCAGCGACGGCGACTTTGTGCCGGAGCTCGAGGGTTACCTTGTCTGGACGGTTGAATTTGCCATCGAGCTGCACGTTGGCCAGACAGAGCCGCCTGGCACTACGCCTGCAGATATGAGGCTTGGCTTTGCTCCGCGCATCGGCGCAGTGCACGAGCCAGACTATATCCCAATAGATCAGCCGCCAGAGCTGACGCCATGATGGGCTGACAAAGCGCCGCAGGTAATTTATTCCGTACTGCGCGACCATGGCACCATCCAAACCCATGGAGGTAATGGGGTGCCGAAAAAATGGTATGCAATTCATGGAGCCGATGAGTCTGGCACGGTCTCTGTAGCCGTGCGCGGCTACATTGGCGAGTGGGGGCTGACGGACGCGCAGTTCATCGCCGAGTTGGACGCCGCGCTAGCTCAGTCGCCGGCGCGCGAGGTGCTGGTCACCATCAACAGCCGCGGCGGCGAGGTCGATCACGCTCTGGCCATTTTCAACCACCTGCGCGGGCTGGCTAAAGATGGCAAGCGCATCGTGGTGCGAGTAGACGGCATTGCCGCGAGCGCTGCCAGCATCATCGCCATGGCAGGCGACGAGATCGTGATGCCCGCCAACGCCCTGATGATGGTTCATGCACCATGGACGTGGGCCGCCGGCAATGCCGAGCAGCTGCGCCGCGAGGCAGACGTGCTGGAGCGCTTCGAGTCGGCGTTGATTGCCACCTACACGGCCCGCACCGGGAAAGGCGAAGACGAGCTGCGCTCGATGCTCGCCGAGGACACCTGGATGACGGCGCAAGAGGCGGTGGATGCCGGGTTTGCCGACCGTGTTGAGCCGCTGCGCGAGCAAGAGCCTGCTGCAGCGCTCACCATGGCGTTAGCGCAGGCCTGCGCTATCCCTGCGGAGGTGCTGGCGAGAGTGCAGGCGGGTTTTGGCGCATCCGATTCTCGGCCGGCTCAGGATAGCGCGCCGACGCCTGTTGCGCCGCAGCCGCAAGAGCAAAGCGCAGCCGATGACGACGTTGTGAATCTTGCCGACGCCGTGCGCACGCTATGCGAGGCGGCGCGCATGCCCGCGATGGCCGAGGCGCTGCTGCCGTTTGCTCGTGAGCGTGGCCTGGATGCCGCGCGCGATGCGCTGCTGCGGGCCGCGGCTACGGCGGTAACGCCCGTCAACTCGGTCGTACCCTCTTCGGCGAGTGACACGGATAGCGCCCACTCGTCTGCTGCGTCTGATTATCTGGCTCGCATGGCGCTGCGGGCCATCAACCCGCGCGCCCGCGTTTGATACCAAAGGAGCTTTTGCATGGACACTTCGATTTTCAACCACGACGCATTCTCGTTGTCGAGCCTTACGGCCGCCATCAACGAGGCGCCAGCCTTACCCAGCCGCATCCGCCGCCTTGGGTTGTTCGAGGAAGAGGGCCTTCTTACTACCTCGTTCAAGGTTGAGAAGGACGTTGACACCCTGGCGCTGATCCCGAACCAGTCGCGCAGCGCCACGCCCGTGACGACCGGCGGCGGCACCAGGTCGTTGCGCACCTTCAGCACCACACACCTGCCGACGCAGGACACCATCACGGCCGATGACATCCAGAACCTGCGGGCGTTTGGAATGGCGTCCGAGGTGGAGACGATGCGCGCCTTCGTTGATCGGCGACTGGCCAAAATGCGCCGCCGCATCGATGCGACCATCGAGTATCAGCGCGTCGGGGCGATCAAGGGGCAAATCCTCGATGCCGACGGTACGACGGCGATCACCAACCTGTTCACCGAGTTCGGCATCGCGCAAAACACCCATGCCATGAGTCTGAACAACGCCAACGCCGACCTGCGAGGCGAGGTGCTGGCCGCGATGGAAAAGGTCGAGGAAGCGCTGGGGGCCGAGCCGCATAACGGCTTCCACGCGTTCTGTGGCAAGGAGTTTTTCTACAAACTCATCGGCCACGCCAAGGTGCAGAAAAGCTATGAGTTCTATGAAGGTGGCGTGATGCTGCGCAACGACCCGCGCGATGGCATCCCGTTTGGCGGGGTCATCTGGGAGCAGTACCGCGGCGCGATCGCCGGCACGCCGTTCATTGGCGACGACGAGGCGTATCTGTTCCCGCTCGGCGTTGATGGCATGTTCATCACCCGCTATGCGCCTGCCAACTACGTCGAGACGGCCAATACCATCGGCCTACCGCTTTATGCCAAGACCGAGCCCACGCCGCTTGGCAAGGGGCAGCTGATCGAGGCGCAATCGAACCCGCTGTCGATCTGCACCCGCCCGCGAGCCGTGATCAAACTGAGCATTGCCGCCTGATAGGGGCAAACCGTGACCATCGACCGCGACGCACTCGCACTGGATGCCGCCGACTGGGGCAGGGGTGGAGTCGTCCGCATGGGAACGGTGACGGAATTCGACCCCACGCGCTGCCGTGTGCGCGTGCGGCTGGCAGGAGATGGCGAATCGGCTGTGCGCACTGGCTGGCTGCCGTGGGCAACCTGGGCGGCCGGCCATCTGCGCGTGTGGAGCCCGCCCGCCAAGGGCGAGCAGTGCCTGGTGCTCGCACCGTCTGGCGATCTGGCGCAGGCTATTGCGGTGCCGGCCGTGTTTCAGCAAGGCGGGGCGTTTCCCGCCCCGAGCAACAATCCAAAGCACACGCTGTTGCAGTGGGACGATGGCGGATTCATCCGCTACGAGCGAGACACGCACCGCATGGTGCTGCATGCGCCGTGCGTGGTGCGCGTGGATGGCGATCTGATGGTAACCGGCGACGTGTTTGCCGGCGGGGTTAGCCTGCGCCGGCACCGGCACACTGGCGTCATGCCTGGTGGCGGGACGAGTGCAGGCCCCACTGGTGGTGAGGCTCCGGCATGTCAATGATCGATCTTGCCCGCCTGCCGCCGCCTGACGTGGTCGAGACCATCGACTACGAGGCAGTGCTAGCAAGTCTCAAGGCGGATCTAGAGGCGCGCGCGCCGGAGCTTGCGCCGGCGTTGCAGCTCGAGAGCGAGCCGCTGGTGAAACTGCTGGAGGTGGCCGCCTGGCGCGAGACGGTGCTGCGCGCGCGCATCAACGACGCGGCGCGGGCGGTTATGTTGGCCTATGCCAATGGCAGTGACCTCGATCATCTGGTTGCGTTGCTCGGTGTCGAGCGTCTGGATGGAGAAAACGATGATCGTCTGCGCCATCGTGCGCAGTTTTCGCTAGAGGGGTTCTCTACAGCTGGCCCGCGTCTTTCATATGCCTACCATGCGCTATCAGCCAGCAATGATGTGCGCGACGTGCATGTAGATAGCCCGGAGCCTGGGATCGTGCGTGTCGTTGTGCTCGCACGAGTTGGCGATTCATTCCCCAACGGCGTGCCAAATGCCGAGCTGATCGCGCGCGTCCATGGGCATCTGTCAGCCGACGACATTCGGCCTCTGACCGATACCGTGACGGTTGTTGCGGCAGACGTCATCACCTATTCAGTGCGCGCCAACCTGTTCGTTGCAAATGGGCCGGATGCCGATGTCGTTCTGGCCAATGCGCGCGCAGCGCTTGACGAGTATGTGGATCAGCAATTTGGTCTTGGGCGCGACGTGACGCTCTCTGGTCTCTATCGGGCGCTGCACCAGGTCGGCGTGACGCGGGTCGACCTCATCGAGCCCGCCGAAAACCTCAGCGTTGCGCCACATCAAGCGGCCCGATGCGTGGGCAATGATATTCGTATTGGAGGCGTGCTGTTGTGAGCATTCTCCTGCCGAAAAACGCGACTGAAATTGAGCGAGCCATTGAGTTGGCGTGCGCGCGCGAGTTATCTGTACCCATCGCGTCGCTGTGGAGCGCAGAGAGGTGCCCTGAGCATTTGTTGCCGTGGCTCGCATGGGCCTTGCACGTTGATGGCTGGTCATCAGCTGCGACAGAGGCAGACAAGCGGCGCATGGTGCGCGAATCCATTTTGCTGCATCGCAAAAAAGGCACGCCTTGGTCGATCAAACGGGCGCTGGCAGCTTCCGGTTTTGGCGCCAACTCGCGCCTCATCGAAGGCCGCACCATGCGTCGCTACGATGGCACGCTCTACGCCGACGGATCCGACATCTACGGCGGCCACCGATGGGCGGAATACCAGCTCGAGGCCGATCTGGGCGAAACGTCTGGCCTCGATGCCGGAATCGCCGCGCGCATCGCCGATCTGGCGCGCGAATGGGCACCCGCCTCTCGCCATCTGACGCGGCTTGATTTCCGCGCCGACGTCTCCGAGCGCGTTTCCTCCAGCGAAACAGCAGTGTCCGAGGCATCCTGGAGCGGCGAGAGCCTACGCCCGTGGCGGCGCTACTACGACGGCACGCACCGCTACGACCAGGGTGTATTGCTCACCTACGGCGGCAGCACGCTGGCAAACGGCAGCCGCCGCTATCAGGGATGGGCTGTCAATGACAGCCACTGGCGCGCTGGATCGCCAGAATCAGACACCTCGCTGGCGCTCGCATGGTCGGATGCCGATCGCCAGCAGGCACTCCCGCGCTACGACGGTGCCACGCAGGCGGACGGCTCCACCGGTTACGGCGCGTTCGCACCGGTCGCCGAGGATTCCGTGATGCCGATCACCGCTACCCGCCTGGTGCGCTACGACGGTCGCTATCGCTACGGGGCCGACAACGCCTACAGTGGCGCGCACCGCTACGATGGCAGCCGTTTCTACCGCGCCGGTCGCCTAGCCACGGGCGACGAAACCTTTTATCTGGAGGCTGCATGACGCCAAACTTCGTGCTTTCCGATACCGCCGCCCTGCGCGGCTATTTCACGCTCGACATCCTCCGCGCCAGCGACGGCGCGCTGATCGAGCGCTTCGAGGACGCCAACCTCATCGTCAACGGCGCCAAAGACCAGCTCGCCCGCCTGGTCGCCGGCGATTTCGCCAATCGCCATATCAACCAGATCGGATTCGGCGTCGGCACCGCGGCAGCATCCCCGAACAACACCGCGCTCACCGGCGCGTTCTGGAAACCGCTCGCCAGTGTGTCCTACCCGGCAACCGGCCAGGTCGCATTCGCCTGGTCGCTGGCGCCAGCCGAGGCCAACGGCATGGCCATCACCGAGTTCGGCCTGCGCTGCGCCGACGGCACGCTGTTCGCGCGCAAGGTCCGCCAGCCCATTCATAAATCAGACGACCTATCGCTCACCGGCACCTGGACCATCATTTTCTGAGGAGGCCATATGGCAAACGTCACCGAATCCCCGGCCTGGGAATCCGGCATCTACCGGATAGAGACCACCGACCCCATCCTGGGCGGCGAAACCGGCACCGCCAATATCCAGGCCAAACAGCTCGCAAACCGCACCCTATGGCTCAAGGCGCGCGCCGACCAGGTGGACGCCGCCGCAGCTGGGTATGGCACGCTGCAGGCGCGCATGAGTGTGCTGCAATCGCAGGTCGAGGCTGTTGGCACCGACATGGCCAACATCGATCAGACCGCCGTGATGCAGGCCCTGTCGCTGGCCAGCATGGCGCACGCAGCCGTCGACGCCATGCGCAACGGCCCTGTTATGCAGCGCGGCGAGATCGTCATCCGCAACCGTGGCGTGGTCAGCGGGTGCGCCATCACCAAATCCACCTCTGCCGCGCGCAACCTCAACATCAGTTCGGGCGCCTGTTTCGCCCGCGGCGCGACGTATCCTGTGGTCGAGGGCAACAACGCGGCGAGCGTGCCTGCAAACACCTCGGGCACGATGTCGGTGGCGGTGAGCGCCTACCTCTACCCGCACAGCGACGGCCAGACCTACCGCCTGGCGGTCACCGCCATCGGCCAGAGCGTGCCGGAGGATGGCATCGAGATCTACCGCCTGACCATCCCGCCCAACAACACCGATGCGACCGACCCCTACCTCGCGCAGGTGGCGCTCACCGACGTGCGCCGCATCGAGCCGCATTATCCTGACCTGCTCGACGCGCCGCCCATGGTGTCGGTCGCGTTCCCCAGGCCCATGCGCGGCAGTGACTGGCGCATCAGCATCGACCTGGTGTCCGCCGCCGGCGGCGGCGCATCAGCCGGCCAGGTGCTCGTCAACAACCGCGCCCCAAACGGCTGCACCCTAACCCTCGCCAGCGCCGCAGACGACGTGCGCGTGCGCTACCTCATCGAACGCCTCCACGACTGATAAAGGACTAATGCCATGCCAATGACGACCCTCATTCAGCCCGGCGCGCTCATCGCGCCTGCGACCATCGCCGCCGACCGTCTCGTCATCGGCGACGTCACCATCGACTACGCTGCAGAGCAGCAGGACGCCGCCGTAGAGATCATCGTGCGCCACCACGAAGGCGCATTTGTGCGCGACGGCGATCACGGCGCTATCGTCGCCATCGTGCGCATCCCTGCGCGGCGCTACACCGAGCAGCCCGGCGACATCGACCCCATGACGGGCGAGCCGACCGTCGTGCGCGTGGCCGAGCCGCTCGACGCAAATGCAGTATCGGTCGAGCTCTGGCCGTTTGCTGGATAACCCATAGGAGATACATCAATGCCTACCGTTTTTGTCAAGGACGATTTACGCGCGGCCATCGAGGCCGCCACTGGCGGTCTGTGCACCGTGCACTACACCGCATCCGGCCAGCCCAGCTATTTCCGCTGGGTGCCGCGGTTCAACCTCGAGGGCATCGGACCTGACTACGGCACCGGCCCGCACCCCGCGTTCGTGGTCGACGGCGTGACGCGCGACGGCATTTGGATCGGCATGTACCCTGGCATCATCCGCAACGGCGAGCTGCTCTCGCTCCCCGGCGTCGATCCGACCGTCTCCCTGCCATACACCGATTTCGTCGCCGCCGCGCGCGCCTGCGGCTCCGGCTACCACGTCATGACCAACGCCGAGTGGGCGGCGGTTGCGCTGCTCACCGCCAAATCCGGCTCGCAGCCGCGAGGCAACACCAACTGGGGCCGCGCGCACGACGCCGTCTGGGAGACGGGCTGCCGCGTGGACAGAGGCGCTCCCGGCAGCACGACGGGCACGGGGCGCACGCTCACGGGCGCAGGTCCGCTCTCGTGGCGGCATGACGGCAGCCCCGCAGGCATCGCTGACCTGGTGGGCAACATCTGGGAGTTTTCGCCGGGCATGCGCCTGGTCGACGGCGAAATCCAGGTGCTGGATGCCAACAACGCCGCCACCGCCGACAATTTCACCGATGCCGCGCCGTGGAAGGCGGTCCGCCTGTCCGACGGCGCTCTCGTTGCTCCCGGAACGGCGGGAACGGCTAAATATGACAGCCTCACCGCGTACAGCGACAATGGCGTCGTAAACGACCTGGGCAATTTCCAAATCGACGATGTGGTCGATCTGCGCAACGGTCCGTCTGGCAACAACTCGTACGACTACGATTACAACTCGATGCCCCTCAACTCGTTGGCTGCAGATGCCAGCATCACCGTCCCGCCGATCCTGCGTGCGCTCGGGTTGGCGCCGGGCAGCTTGGCGCTCAATGGTCGCATCTGGATGCGCAACCACGGCCAGCGCTACCCGCTGCGCGGCGGCGACTGGAACTACGGCGCGCACGCCGGTCTCGGCGCGCTCTACCTCGACGCCCTCGCGTCGAACGCGAGCTGGTACATTGGCGCCCGCCCCGCGAAGGTGTGATGAATCATGCATGTGATGGGTCATGACCAGAAGCCCGCGCCCGAGGCGCGGGCGCTCTCCCGGCAAGAGCAGGCGGCCAGATATGCGCCCTACCAGGCGCTCATCGAGAAACTCGAGGAGCTGGACGCATACTCCCACCAGGTCATGCACCAGTGGCCAAAAATCGAGCGCCATGTGCTGGCCGCCGAGGTGCGCGCTACCCTGCTGCGTATCCGGCGCACATGCGCCGTCGCCTGGAAACGCAGGCAAAAATCGGCGGCGCTTTTCGACCTCGATGTTGAGGTCGAGGTGCTGCGGCACCTGGTGCGCAAGGCGTGGAGGCTGGGCTACATCACCCCGCGCCGGCTGGAGGCCTGGACCCGTCACATCGACGAGATTGGCCGCATGGTCGGCGCATGGATCAAACATGCAGGGGCCGCGCCATGAGGTCGATATGGGTGCAGGCGTGCTACGGCGGCGACTGGAACAACGGCGCGAACGCCGGTCTCGGCGCGCTCAACCTCAACAACCTCGCGTCGAACGCGAGCTGGAACATTGGCGCCCGCCCCGCGAAAGATATTTTTGGCCAGAAGCCTGGCGCCCAAGGGCGCCAGGCCGGCGCCCATCCTTCGGCGCCTGCATCCTGAGCCTACGGCTCGAAGATCAACAACCGCGCGCGGCAAGTACCCGCCAGGCGAACGCGGCACGCGGCACCTGCGAGCGCAACATGCCAAAAACGTATAACGGTCTATACGACCGTATCATCGGGTTTGACAATCTAGTCGCGGCCTATGAGGAGGCCAAGCGCGGGAAGCGCTACACGCCAGAAGCTCTGGCGTTTGCAACCGACTGGGAGGCGCGCCTCATCGATATCCATGAACACCTCAAGTGGCGCACGTGGCAGCCTGGCGCGCCGCGCGTTTTTACCGTCAAGGACCCCAAGCGCCGCGACATCACCGCGCCGCCGTTTGCCGACCGAATCGTCCACCACGCGCTGGAGCGTGTCGTCGAGCCGTTGTTCGAGCGCCGATTCGTCCACGACAGCTACGCATGCCGGGTCGGCAAAGGCACGCACGCCGCCGTGCAGCGCACGCAGCAGTTCATGCGCTGTGCCAGGCGCAACTTGGGAGGCGGCGTCTATGTCATCCACGCCGACGTCAAAAGCTATTTCGCCAGCATCGATCACGTGGTCGCGCTGGGCGCCATCGCGCGTGTAGTGTCCGATGCGGCCGTGCTCGACCTATGGATGAGGATCATGCGCGGGTACGGATTCGACGGCGGCGTCGGTCTCCCCGTCGGTGCCCTGACCAGCCAGCTGGTGGCCAACATCGTGCTCGACCAGGTCGATCATCTGTTCAAGGACCGCCTCGGCGAGCCGTACTACGTGCGCTATATGGACGACATCGTGATCGTCTGCCGAGACAAAGCGCACGCACGTGAGGCCATGCAATGCCTCGACGACGCCATCTGTCGGCTCCGCCTGACGCTCAATCCGAAGAGCAGCTACCAGCCGTGGCAGCGCGGCGTGGATTTTTGTGGCTATCGCATCTGGCCGACGCACATCCTGCCGCGCAAGCGCAACACCAAGCGCTGGCGATTACGGCTTCGCCAGCTGGCAGAAGACTACAGGCGCGGTCGCGCCGCCATGAGCGACGTTCGCCAGGCCGTCTCCAGCTGCATCGCTTACCACAGCCACGCCAGCGCGCATCGCACGCTGGCTGGAGTCCTTGACGACGCTATTTTCACAAGGAATGCACGCCATGCAGATTACTGACCGATTTGCCGCAGGACAGAAACGCCAACTCCTGCTTTCATGTGGCCGCGTGGCCAAAATTCCCAGCCTTTCTCAAGGAGTCTGACATGACCACAAGTTTTCACCACGGCGTCGAAGTCATCGAGATCGATGACGGTATCCGCCCGATCCAGACGGTGCGTTCGAGCATCATCGGCATCGTTGGCACCGCTCCGGATGCTACCGACAGCGCATTCCCGATCAACACGCCCGTGTTGTTGACCACGCCACGCAGTGCTGCTGGGCTTGGCACTACCGG